GAGTTCAGGAGAAGCTATTTAAGAAGCTTAAGTGGGCAAGAACAGTTATCCTAGCCTTTGGTCAAAGTAACATGGCAGGTAACATCGTAGACTTGTCTGGTATAAATTCGATTTATCATTCCTTCGATTCTCAAACTAAGATTTGGGACCCATTTGCTAATACTAATGCAGGCGCTTGGGTAACACTAGACCCATCAGTTTATAATAATACTACTAGGTATGGACTAAACGAAGCAAATCCACCAGGATTTGCTAGAGGTTCAGCTCTACTAGAAAGACCAAAAGCTTGCCCTATTTTAATTTTCGCTAAAAACTATGAGAAATTACATAAACAAAATTCCGCAATAAAATCAGATATTTATTTTATTAAGAACGCCTCTGATGGCTCCTTCATGTTCTCTGGTTACGGCCTACCAGGAGACCCTATTGACCCTGAGAATTTTGTTTATAATATCAATAGAGGAGAGTTGTCAGCAGGATCTTGGGGAGTCTTCCCAGACGAACCTCAATATGGAGAGATCCCATTCAGTGAACTTTCTGGGTATAATATGTATCCTACTTTGAGGCATGACCTGTCAGCAGCTACCAGACAAATTCCTAAACCATTTGAAGTTAAAGCAGTTTTATGTATTCAAGGAGAATCAGACTCACTAGCAAGTAAGACCTTCCCAACTAGCTCAACGATTGTTTTAAATAATTTCCCAACTGCTGGAGAAACTTTCTATTACTCAGGTCTCGCAGGAGTCGAATCTAGAAATTGGGCAGGGTCATTCACTAAGCTATATGGAAGAATAACGGATGATATAAGACTATTCACCTCTAGCACAGAAGACCCTGTTTGGATCTTAGGGAGACCTCAAATAGAAGCCCCGGATTATGGCGACCCTGGTTATGATCCAGTATTCACTACTAGAACTAGAGAATTCTCGTTCCATTACACAGAAGGGGTTAGGAATCAGGTAGAACAAGTCGCTAGCTCCATAGGAAATGTATTCTTTGTAAATAATGATGGCTTAACCTTTATAGGAGAAGAGCATGATCAAGATATAAATGGAGAAAATGGATTACCCTACACAGGGATTCACTTTGATGGTAAGGGACTTGAGAAAGTTGGCTTGAACTTATTCAACAAGTTCAAAGAAGTTAAAGGATTTGATTAGTGAGTATATATTATTATGAGCAACCTAAACGAAACTTATCAAGTCTATGGCGCTATTCCTTCTGAAAAAGTAAAATCAACTGTTAAGCAGAAGGATTATGTCCCAAGGAAAGGAATTAAATTTCCTTTCACTAACTCATCACAGGGTTATGTAGCCGCCTCTGTTGAGCTAGAACTAGCTAAAAGTAATTTAGCTCAACTACTAAACACGACCCCAGGGGAAAGAGTAATGTTACCTAGTTATGGTTGTGATCTAGAGACCCTGCTTTTTGAGCCTTTTGATCAACAGCTTGTTTTAGAAGCTAAAGAAAGAATTTCTTATTCCATTTCTAGATTTATTCCTTATCTAGAAATTGTTACTATAAAAGTATATAGACTAGAGGAGACTAGCAAATATGGAGTCCCTTCACTATATATAAAATTATCATGCCAAATTAAAGATAATGAAAATACTTTATTTGAAGTGGACGTAAAACTATGAGTTTTCAAGGCACAACATCATCAGACTTCATGAAAATATTAAGAGAGGCTGACGTAAAAAAGTCTGGCTTAATAGATTTTGCAGGATCTGATTTCGACTCAATAAGAGCTAATTTAGTTAATTACATTAAAGCTGTTTACCCAACTGACTACAATAATTTTGTTAGCTCTGATTTGGGCGTAATGCTAATTGATCTTGTGTCTTATGTTGGCGCAGTAACTTCTATGAAAGCAGATTTCTTAGCTAATGAAAATTATTTAAGAACCGCAAAAAATAGAAATAGTATTAAAAAATTATTAGAACTTATAGGAGTTAGATTAAAAGGTCCGACATCAGCTATAGGTAATGCTAGATTAACCTTCGAGTCCGATCCTTTTACTTCTAACCCTGCTGGCTCACTGAAGATCTCTTCTAGTGGTCGAGTTATCACGATAACTTCTCCACAAGATAATCAACAAGTTTCTTATACTTTGTATAAAACACAGAACGGATTGGTTCAATTTTCTAATAGTGATTCCTCTATAGAATTAACTAAAGAAGAAAGTGACGGAGCTGTAGGGCTTTCTTTTTCAAATTTAGTTTTAATTGAAGGAGCTTTAATCACTAAAACAGGATCTTTTAGTCCTGGTAACAACGTGAAGTTTATCCAGTTAGACCTGTCCCCAGTCATCGAAGGGTCAGTGGAAGTTTTTATTGAAGGGAATGAGGAGACCCGAGGACAGTATACTCAAGTAGATAATCTTTATTATGTTAGTGGAGCAGAATCTAAAGTATTCCAAGTTTTACCTGACGATGATTTCCGAGTTACTTTAGCTTTTGGGGATGATGTTTTATCAAAATCTCCGAATCCAGGAGATACTTATACAGTTACTTACCGCGTGGGCGGAGGATCTAGAGGCAACCTAGCAAAAGAATTCTTAAACGCCCCGCTAGATGTTATTGGACCTAGCTTAGAAAGTATAGAAGGTGTAATAGAAAATGTCACTCAAGCCACTGGTGGTTCAGACGCTGAGACTGTAGAACAAGCCAAGAAGTATGCACCTTTAGCCTTTAGAAGACAGGATAGGCTTGTAACTCTTAAAGATTACCAATCATTCTTTAACTCCTTTAGAGCTAGTTATGGAGTTGTTGGAAAATCTGTTACGGCTGTGAGGAGAGCTTTTTCATCGGCAAATATCATAGATATTTATGTTCTAGAAAAGGCAAATGATCTTCAATTAAAAAAGGCTAGCCCATCATTCAAAAATGAAATGATTCAAGCGGCTGAATCAAAAAAAATGCTGACAGATGATTTAGTTGTGGTTGATGGTTTGATTAGAACTTTAGATTTAATAATTACTCTAAGAGTTTCTAGAGAGTTATTAGAAGATGAAGAAGCAATAAAACAAAAAGTAGGACAAGTAATACAAAATTATTTTAAAGTAGATAATAGAGATTTTGGTGAACGATTCATCCCTCAAGATTTAGCAAGAGAAATTTTTGAACTTCCTGAAGTAATTTTTGCTACCGTAGACAATTATGATGGAGCAGTGCTAGTGGATTTTAATGAATTTATTCAGCTAAACAACTATACAATAAATATAGTGAGAGTCTAATGTCCAACAAAAAGTTTACACCTAATAATCAGAGATACTTTAAGAGAAATTTCTCTGAAGTTATTAATAAGCTAACCCCAGTTTACTACAATCTTGAAGATAGAAAACTTTTTGGTGAACAAGAAGATCCCGTCGATCTAGTAGTTAACTCTCATATAACTCTAGCCTCGGAAATTTCTCAAGTATTCTCTATGCCTGTAGGGACAGTATTTTCAGCCTTATCAACTTTTGACGGAATAGGAGCCTTCTTTAATAAGAGAAATACTTTTAGCGATATTGATAAGTTTAAGTTTGAAAAAACTGTTCTATTTCCATTAAATAAGTCTTTGGGGGATTTTCAGACCAGTGCTGAGTTTTCTCAATATATCAACTCAGATTTTATCCCATACCTAAACTCATCAAGATCTGACAAAGATTCAGTTGATGAATATTGTAATAAGCTAGGCTGGTTCTATTTATTAGCGACTAGCGGGGCTGCTGGTGATGTAGTTCAACCATCGTCTATTGTATCTGATTACTTTACAGATAACCTGTTCAATAAAAATGATTTAACTACCTACGACGCAATTAACGCACTTACAGAGTATCTATGGAAGAATGAGAAGGTCTATGTCCCAGACATATTCCTATCAGGCACAGGAGAGTATACTAGTGGGTATCAACAGTTAGAAAAACTTAAGACTCTAAACAGTATTATATACTCAAACTTATATTTAGACAGATTCGACACTTATGTTTCAGATGCTTTTGAAAACTATAAGCAATTACAACAATTATCAGTAAGATCAATAAGTAATGGTGCCTATGAGAGAATGATGAAGGCATTTTCTTTTGCCTTTGCAGACCAACAGGATGAGGCTAATCGTCTAGGCACTTTATATGATTTACAAGATTGTCCTGATGAGTATCTCCAAGAATTAGCTTATTTAATTGGTTGGAAGCTTGTAGGGTATGACAGAAATAAATGGAGAGTTCAGTTAGCTAACGCTCTCTCTATTTATAAGAAAGCAGGCACAAAACAAAGTATTCAAGCTGCTCTTAACAGCTTGTTCAGTGAGGATGGTATTGATTTTGATTCCCACATGACCGAACTATGGGAGTCTTACATACCATTTTTAATTTTATATGCTCTAGCTACTGAATCAACATTATTTAAAAACTTCTCTACACTATCAGTAGCTGACGCTGAAAGTTTAGGTATTGATAACTACGATTTTGATAACTTTGAGGATAATATCAGAGCAGGCGTAGATAATATCTTATTAAAATTATTTAAGAAACATCCTGAGTTATTTAAATTAGGGGCTGTCCCTTTCCCCCAAAACTCTGAAGATTTTGTCTTTAGATACAGAAATAAAGTTTACGAGATCCCACCATTTGAAGAGATCCCATACTACATCACTTCAGAGGTAACTGCTGATTTCTTAGACTCATTAGAAGAGTTTCTGTATTGCTATGGAGTCAATGAAGAATTTGCCAGAAAAGTCCGACAGTATATCCAAAGAAAAACTATAGATGATCATTCAGATTTTGCAATTGATAACTCTTGGTTGTTCTTCACCTCTTCATTAGAGATGCCACCTAACTGGGGTAGTTTAACTACTATTACAGAAAAGGATAAGGTTAAGTATTTATCTTTATGGAATGGAAAATCATCTCATTACTTATTAGAATTCAACGCAGATAGTTTCGATTTCTCTAAAGTTGATTATACTCCTGACTCTAAATATGCAATTATACAATCGGCTAGGTTAGCAGATGAGCTTTCTCCCGCACACGCGATCCCATTAACCAGAGCCTACCTAAGTGCCGTAGACGCCTACGATGACGCCAACACGTCATCGCTAGCAGAGATAGTTTACGATTATGCAGACTATCCTGCGTCTCTTAGCTCCATGTCTTTTGGGAACGTTGCTTTGAGCGGTCTGGATATCCTTCAAGGAAACTACCTAGAATTTAGTTCGCTCGGAAGAAGACTCACTCAATCAATTTATTCTCCATCAGCAGAGTTCGAGTCTGGGAGCATCAATGAAGGTGGGACCTTTAATACAAGTGCCCATGTGGTTGCCCCAAGAACCTCCCTAAGAAGAAGAAACCTGAAAAACGCTATTAACCTGTTTGGCTTCTATGACAGAACAGGCTTTAACCCACCAGTATTCAAGATAGGTAAAATACCAGGGTATACCTATCTTGAAGACTCAGAATTAATCACCAGAGGACTAATTCCATCTTCTATGGAGTTTAGGTCAACTGATTCCTTATGCAGTGGGTTAATGTCTTCTATTCCTGATGTCTATAAATTATGTTCTCCTAACCATATAAATCCTTACTTTGGTTACTACTTAAGTTCTACAATTCCAGTAAGAGGAGAGCTACCTTACCAAACTGATCTTCAAGGATCTTCTATGTATGAGGATCGAGGATCTCTAGACCCTCTAATGTATTTGATCTATAAGATAGAAAGAAGGAAGGTAGAGGGACAGATTCAAAAAGAACTTCTAGAAGATCCTAGAACTTTTGCTGAAAATACTTATTGGTATAACTTCTCTGGGTCTGAAGCTAACCGAAGGATCTCTTGTGGTAATACTGCTTTAAGTTCTATCGACGGTTACTACAATTATTCATTTGGCAGAAAGCTGCACATGCTTTACCATCAGTATGTCACAGCTTTTAATTATCATCCACTAACAGCACAAAAATACTCTGAGACAGTTACTGACATAATCACTCACTGTTTTGGTAGTATTCTTAGGAACTCTGATTTTGAGTTGAGGGGAGACATTGCTAGAGATTTTAATTTATACACCTCTTCTCTTAACGATCCCAAACCTCTTACATTAAGATCTACAGTTTTCTTACAGAACTCAGAAGTTTATGATACAGTTACGCAATCAACCTCTGTTTACGGGATTGCGAAGAAAGCAGTAGCAGACTCAACGGTTGAGTTAGTAAATTCAAAACTTATAAAAGATGTAGATGTAGTTCACACGGCTAACTCTTCGACTAAGAACAGTTTTGAATTTTTAGATCTCCAAAACAATCAAGCAGGGTCATATGCTAAAAACAATACAATTGTAAAGCTAAAAAGCTTAGGCGGATTACCAAGGCTAAGATTCATTGTTGAAGGCTCAGACTTCACTGACGCATCAGGAATATTCAGAGCCGAGAACTTCTTGAGCCCTAATCACAAATTCAGCGTGACTATCAAAGGTTTAGCAGCATACGATACTGGAGAAAGCTCCGATGCTCAAATAGGTGTCTGGGTCCACACCGTAAGTAATTCAACTGGGCCTTTCGGCACTAGCTACCACTATAATCCTACGACCAGGGACTGGGACCCAGTATTCATAAAAGATATAACTATTGAAAATATATTAGAAAATTATACACAAGTTTTATCCTTTGATCAGAAGGATGTGACGGGTGTTATAACAAGATGTCTAGCCCCAGCCACAGATCTAGAAGGATCTTCTCTTACAACGATTGGAATTCCTAGTTATGCTAGTATAAAGACTGATCCTTTGGAGGTGTTCGAAGAACAGTATTTCTCAGAAGTGTCAGCCACCTTTAATACCATTTACGGGTGTAGAAGTGCCATGACTAGCTCTACTCATAATGTCGGACAGACATATGTTGTAGAAGTTTTTATGATTCCAAATCTAGACAACTATAATAAGTTTGTCCTCTTAGATAATATTAGTTTAAGAGATGATACTCTAAACGACTACACTAAGATAGATTTAGCCGGAGAGCCGATAGCTCCATTAAATTACTGGTTATGTGACCCAATTCAAATGGAGCTAACAGAGGAAGAAATCAGAACAATTATGAGATCATTCGCAGTCTTCTCAGGCAAAGATCGACCGACTGGCTTCCTCAGTAGAAGGTCAACCCAAACCTCAGCAGTCCATTATGATGAGGGTGGAAGTAGACTAAGTTACAGAGATTCCCCTGCATGGTATGGACCTACATTACATACTACTAAACAAATAACTAATATTAGTATACACTAAAAGGATTTAAAATGATTGGAGTAGTAGAAGTATACAAAGGTGATGAAAAGATAATTGAAGAGCCTAATATGACGATGGACCATTTAGGCAATCAAATTGCCTTTTGGATGTCTCTCCCTAGAGGATTCTCAGGGATAGAGACTGCTTCTGCTTTGTATGATTCGTCAAATTATACCGTTAGAGCAGCCAGCCTTGCGAAAGATGCTGATGGGTATAATCGACATGCTCACGCTGATCCTGTATCTAGTTTCATTGCGGCTGATGGTATTTTTAGAGTCTATTCTTACGAAGGAGACTCATCCACCAGCTATAGAACGGAAAAAGCCGCAAGCTTCTACGCGGCAGATTATCAGGGTGGTCCATCGAGTATTCAAACAAGATTTGCTGTATTGCCTGAAGATTCCAAACCGACTATGACAAGATTGGAATCTAAATCGACTAAAGTATTAGGTGTGCCTAGTAGTCTAGATTTAGGACATAATTTAAACTTAACTATCAGTGGAAACGCCTACAAACCTGCTGGTTGCTACGCCCCAGCAGGAAATAGCACATTTTACGTTTGGAGTTCTATTCCAAATGTTAATGCCGCTGCTGGAATTACTAACCTAACAAATACCACAGGATTTAATTCAGCACAGGGTGTTACAGCAAAAGCTATTGATTCTAGAGGATTTATTAGAGTAACTCAAACTACTTTAGGTGAAGGGAAAACCAACGAGAGTAACCAGAGTTATTTTAATGGTTTACTAATATCTTACACAGGAGCACAAGGTTTATATAATAATTTTGAAGTAGCTCATGTTTTAGGTATAACTAAACCAGACTTCCTTTGCTTAAATTTCTTTGGAGGAGTATATACTATAGGATTATGGGGATTTGATGTCCAAAAGATGATTTCTAAAGGAATGTATCCTCCATACTCTCAATATGGCCTTGATGAGATAGATTATAAGTTATTTGCAAGAAAAACTTTTAATAGAGATCTAACCTATTATGAAGGAACTAGTCAGAATTTCTCAGAGATTCAGACACTAAAAATAAACTGGAAACTTAAGTTCGCATGAAAAATTTTATAGAAAATTTGAGTATTGATGGTCATCTACAGATCGCCAAGGTATTTCCTGATGGCGCTGAAGAGATTATCTTTGATGACCATAATATAATCGTTTCTGGTATGGGCGTAGGTTTGGCTCACTTATTCTCTTTGTCAGGCCCAGGTAATATACTTGAATATCAAATAGATCGCTTCCAAATAGGTATAGGCGGTTCTCAAGGCAGAGAAGTTGCCTCTACAAATGAATTAGCTTTACCTCTAAGCTCGCTTGAAGAGTATGGGGAGAACGCCTTGCTTTATGTATTAAATGGCTACCATGCTTATCAGGTAGACAATATAAGCGCAGGACAGGAATGGTTTGGCTATATACCACAACATAAAGTTAGCAGAGTGGGCGATAGTAGTGTTAGATACACTATCGTAATTGATAGAGATTGTGCTAATGATTTAACTACTTCTAGAGGGGCGGAATCTCCTATTAATGAGGTAGGACTGTTTATGAAGAATCCTATGGGCGATAAGAGCGGTGGACAAAATATAGACACCTCTATCCTTGTAGCTTATAGATATTTTAGTGGAATTGTTAAGACAAGTGATTTTGCTTTAGTTTTCAGATGGACAATTAATTGGTGATATTATGGCGGCAGCAAGTTATTTATATAATCTATTAAACAGAGCTGAAGTTAATGGCTCGCACAAATTATTATCTTGCTGGACTGAAGGAGTCACAAAGTTCACAGCAGGATCATTCTATAACTTTGAGCAAGATAACTTACCTCTGTATGATTTAGAGGAGAGAACTTACTTCAACTGGCAAAACGCAGGTTTTCCCTCAAACGAGCCTCACTCAATTCACCTGTTAGTATCAGCACACGCTCCAGAAGAATTAATAAACTGTAACTCTAATATCTTTACCACTCTCCAAGACGCTGTTGATGCCCTACCGAGGAATATCACTGTAAACACTAGAATTACTGTAGCTTCCTTCGGTGACTTGGGATCACTACGACTAGAAGGCATTACTGTAGACACAAACAAGAATTTAGAAATTGTTAACCTTAACGCTTTCGATAAGCCTGGAAACTACTTATTCGATACATCACTCCCGGCAAGCGGAACTAAGCCAGGAGAGTATGAAGCTATTGTCTCTTCCATAGTTGAGGTCAATGATCAAGCATCTTATGGATTATACAAAGGATTTTACTCTTCAGGATCAACTAACTTAGGAGCCGACGGCTTCGGCACTGGTGGATTAGCGAACTTTTTCCTCCGACCTGACGAGGGTGTCGCAGCAGGCTATAGACCTAGAGTAAAGAACTTTGATATTGATCCATATGTGTTCTCCTCAGTGCCAGGGACCTTAGACCCAAGGTGTGTCAGCGCATATACTTCATTTACAACAATAGTTCCTGGCAATGGTAGATTTAATAGTAAAGAGGTTGAGTTATCTAGACTTAGTGTAGGTTCCGTTGTCTTAAATCCATTAGGCGTTTCTCTATTTGATTATAGAGTTAATAATCTCGGAGCTAAAGTAACAGTTAGAGAAGAGACGGAAGATGCTATTGAATTATTTGATTTCTTTTTATATGATCCTAGCTCCTTTAATCAGATGACTGGAATAGCTAGCTTCAGAAGAAAGCAAGAAAATAATTGGAATAGTTATCAATCTTCTCCTCTTGATAATATTATTAAAACAACCTTGTATGGAAACTCCCTACAATTAGTCGAATTAAGTAACTGTAGTGGAAGAATTTGGCTTAGAGGATTCTACTTAAATGGTAAAAGTGCTCCTATCCCATTACCTATAGGTATAAAAGTTGATGGATGTCCAGAAGTTCAAATAGAATCATGTGCCATAAGTGATTATAATACATATGGATTATGTGTGGTAAACTCTAAGGTAACCATACATAGAAGTTTTTATGTGTATAGATGCTACGGAAAAGCTCCCAACTACACAGCATTATTTGGAAGTATAAACTCTACAAGAGTTGTCGATGTTTCTGGGAGATTGTCCAAGCCATGGACAACGAACATTAAATCTTTAGACGCCCCAGTAAATGATAACACAGCAGGTGTCTACGCTGTAAACAGCTTAATAGACTTTGCTGAGGATGAAGTTTTCAACCATAACCTTAGACTTACTGCCCCATTATTTGATCTGGACAATCCAGCCAATGTTAAGTTTAGACCAGGAAATCATAACTGTAGAATTATATCAAGATGTTCAACAGGTCTTAGATTAGAGAACTCAAGGCTATCAGGTGGTCAAGGACCTTTTATTGCAAACTATGCTAGTGAAGCAGCCAAATCATACAAAGATTATTTTTACATTGAAGGCAACGCAAACTATGGTATTCACCTAATCCATAGTTCCTTTAAATTCAATGGCGGTCTTCATGTGTTCCATAATACTAGAGGTCTAAGAGTAGAGAATAGTAAGATCGCTCTTGATACTTTTAAGGTTGATCATAACCATCTCTATGGTCTCAAACTAGATAATTCTCATTTTACCTATGGAGTAGTCCAACTATCTTCAGTAGAGCCCTTGTCTGATTTTACTGTAGACGTTCAAACCCAACTATACCCAAAGAGTAATCTTAATAAATTCTCTTACGTCTTTGGAGCTAATGGTCAACATATTCTTGCGAATAATTCAACTATTAAGCCGGGTCCTTTCTTAGATCCAAAACATTTATATTTTGGTCGATTCTTATTAGTGGATGCTCACGGTGTGAACGATCAAGGAGATTGTTTACCTGGAGTAATGATTGAGAACTCGGATTGTGAGTTTATTCATACAGTATCAATTAAGGGCAATTTAGCTGATAGAATTCTTGCAGGAGGTCACTTTAGTATTAAGGACGGCTCTACTGTTAAATTCTTAGGGACAGAAAACTGTATGACCTGTATGGTTTCTGATGGACTTCAAACATTTGCTTCTTTGAGGAAGTTTATTGGTGTATTGGTTGACGATCACTGCGATGTCTCCTTTAGAGGTCCAACAGCACTTTACGATGGAGCTGTTAACGTTTACGCTAAAAACAATAGCACAGTTAAATTCGAAGCACATAAAACAGATGATACTAATTTAGACATCAGCGGCTTTAACTTAGAGAACCCTAGAAACCATACGATGGTTGAAGTAAAAGCAATGAGAAGCTGCCTAGTTGCTGATAATAACTCTAACATTATTATGGAAGACCTCGGTGACTATGCTTCTTATTGGGATGCAGCAGAGGGCTATCTAGATTCTACTAACTACGATACAACAAACAAAGCTATTTACACGTCAGCAGGGTTCTTCCAGTTCTACCCAAGCCCAAATGCAGATATCAATGTTTATACTGATACAAGATATGCAACGGCACTAACTGAAAGAGGAGAATCAGTTATCTATAACGGCTCTCCTGGTAATTTCTGGTGGGGATTCGATAAGATAACTTATCAAAATGATCCTTATGAGTTCTCTGCTGTGACTAACGGTGGTCTTTGTGTAAAGGCTCAAAACAACTCGAACGTAAGAGTTAAAAACGTTCACTTCCCTTGTGGCTGGTGGAATACCAGTGGGATTATCTATGATGCTTTTGATACAACGGATGAAGGAAATTTCTGCACTAAACTATTTATTTGGAATATTTCAAATAACTCTACACTCCACGCAGATCACTTAACGGTGAGTTCGTTGTATCCAAAAGATGCAGGATACTTTGGACCTTCTGCTGTGTGGACTTC